CAAAACCTTATTCCTCAGAAAGATGATACCTTCGTCCAGTTTGGTAACTTTACTGATATTAAAAAAATTATTAAGTCCCGTCTATTTTATCCGACGTTCATTACGGGTCTTTCGGGTAACGGTAAAACGTTCTCGGTTGAGCAAGCGTGTGCTCAACTTGGAAGAGAACTCATCCGCGTCAACCTAACTATTGAAACCGATGAAGATGACCTTATTGGCGGGTTCCGCCTTATCAATGGTGGCACTGTATGGCATAATGGACCTGTCATTGAAGCACTTGAACGAGGGGCAATCCTTTTGCTTGACGAAATCGATCTGGCCTCAAACAAAATTCTTTGTTTGCAGTCCATTCTTGAGGGAAAAGGAGTCTTCTTGAAGAAGATTGGTAAATACATTCAACCTACTGAAGGTTTCAATGTCTTTGCCACTGCAAATACTAAGGGCAAAGGCAGCGATGACGGTCGCTTTATTGGAACTAACGTTCTCAATGAGGCATTCCTGGAACGCTTCCCTGTAACTTTCGAACAGTCTTATCCTTCACCTGCTATTGAGCAGAAAATTCTTGAGGGTATTGCTTTGGACCTAGGTGTTGAGGATCGTGAATTCTGTAAGCGTCTTTGCGACTGGGGTGACATCATTCGCAAGACTTTCTATGATGGTGGTATCGAAGAGATTATCTCTACCCGCCGCTTGGTTCATATTATCCATGCTTACAGCATCTTTGGTGATAAGGCAAAGGCAATTCAAGTTTGTGTGAATCGCTTTGACGATGAGACCAAGCAGGCATTCTTGGAACTGTATGACAAAGTTGATGCAGATTTCCAGATGCCTTCTGAAGATAACATTGACACCTACACTGCTGGGTGATATAATGACTAATGCTTGGAGTTTACTTTATGATGAACTGATGATTACTTCTGCAAACTCAGATGACTACGATGACTTTTGGGAGAAATCCTATACTTACAATATTGCAACTACTCCTGTGAACGAAGACACGATTACAATTAATACTCCAGATCTTCCAGAACCTCCTAATAATGACAATGGTTTCTGGAAGTATCATGAGGATGTTATCCTCAAAGAGATTCGAGATTATCTTGGTGGGACATATAATGCTCACTATGCTTCTCCTGAATCACAAACTCAAACACTTGATCTGATTGAAGGTATTGGTGACGCAGAACCTTTCTGTCGCTCCAATGCTATCAAGTACCTTTCGCGATTTGGTAAGAAAGGTGGAAAATCAAAGCAAGACATTTTGAAGGCAATTCATTATTGTATCCTTCTCTATCATTTCGCTGGCCTCTGTAATGAAACTTCGACCCCTTATGAAACTTTCTGATAAAACTATTTCCGTCCTGAAGAACTTCTCTTCCATCAATCAGTCTATTCTTTTCAAAGAGGGCAACAAACTTCGCACTATCAGTGTGATGAAGAACATCCTGGCAGAGGCAACTGTGTCTGAAGAGTTTATTAAGGACTTTGGTATCTATGACCTTAACCAGTTCCTCAATGGTATGAGTCTTCATCAGCAACCTGAACTTGATTTTAGTAATGAAGGTTATGTGATGATTCACGAAGGCAAGATGCGTTCTAAGTACTTCTTTGCCGACCCGAATGTCATTGTGACTCCTCCTGACAAAGAGATCAAACTTCCTAGTGAGGATGTATGCTTTGAACTGAGCACTGACCAACTAGACAAACTGCTTAAAGCAGCAGCAGTCTATCAATTGCCTGATATTTGTGCTGTTGGTGAAGCAGGTGTGGTCAAACTGGTTGTTCGTGATAAGAAAAACGATACTTCTAACGATTTTGCTATCGTTGTTGGTGACGCTGATACTGAATTTTGTTTCAACTTCAAGGTAGAGAACATCAAGGTTCTTCCTGGCACCTATGAAGTGGTTGTATCATCTAAACTTCTGTCGCGTTTCACTAGTAAGAATCATGATCTCACATATTACATCGCACTGGAACCAGACTCGACTTTCAGTTGATATAGTTATGAGGATATTAGGCAGTGCTCTTGTGATCATTGCCTATTTTATTGTCCTTCATGTCAACGTCATAGTCGGTGTAGCAACTCACTTTGTCGCTGACCTTATTTCCATTCCTTACTTTATTCGCACAAAGTCTTGGGATGTAGTTATAATGCTATCATTTCTATTGATAATCTCATTATCAAAATTGTTATGAACATCTTCGTTACTGACCCTGATCCTTGGAAGTCTGCAAGGGTTTTGCCCGATAAGCACATCGTAAAGATGCCTTTAGAGACTTGTCAGATGCTTGCTATTGTATGCTCTGACAAATGGGGGCATGGATTTGGCACCCTTCCCAAAGCAGATGGCACTCCCTATGCTACTGAGAAGGGTGCTTTCCGTAATCACCCCTGTACCATATGGGCAAATGACTACGTGATGAACTGGCAGTGGTTACTTGCTCATGGATTTGCTCTTTGTTCGGAGTATGCTGCTCGTTATGGTAAGGTCCATACCTGCTTCACGACCTTGAATGCTGCAAAAGAAATTCTTCCTACTGGAGATCCTACAGGACGTAGTGGAAAGGGTCCTAAAGATTTTGTGTTTGCTGGACCAGATGAGTTTAAGTATGATACTACAATAGATATATACACAAAGTACAAGATGTATATTTCATCTAAACCTTGGGTAACAGAAAACTATCTTCGCTTACCTCACCGTAAACCTGATTGGGTATAATATGGAATTAGACAAAGAGTTGCAAGAAATTTGTGATGAAGGTGGATTTGAGTGGACACCTTTGTCAGAAAAGAAAACAAAGAAGCACATTTTAAAAGTTGATGATGAAGGTATGTTGACTTTCACTCCAGAAATCCTAGAAGCAACTGGATGGAAAGAGGGGGATGTGCTAGAATGGATTGATAACAAAGATGGTTCTTTTTCTTTAATTAAATGTGATGAATAATGAATTTTTGTGGGTGGAAAAATATCGTCCACAGACTATTGAAGAATGTATTCTCCCAGAGAATATCAAAAAGACTTTTCAAGATTTCCTAGATAAAGGTGAGGTTCCAAATCTTCTTCTTGCGGGACCTGCTGGATGTGGTAAAACCACTGTCGCAAAAGCCCTATGTAAAGAACTTGGAGTAGATGTTTATGTCATTAACGGATCCGATGAAGGACGCTTCCTTGATACGGTCAGAAATACTGCAAAGAATTTCGCTTCGACCGTATCACTTTCGTCAACTGCTCGACACAAAGTCATCATCATCGATGAGGCGGATAACACAACAAACGACGTACAACTCCTACTTAGGGCGTTTACAGAGGAGTTTTCTGGCAACTGCAGATTCATCTTCACCTGCAACTTCAAAAACAAAATCATTGAACCCCTCCACTCCCGATGCGCCTGTATTGACTTTTCCACCAATTCCAAAAGCAAACCAAAACTTGCCGCAACATTCTTCAACCGTCTCCGGTCTATACTTGAGACAGAGGGTGTGGAAGCAGATCCAAAAGTTCTTGTCGAATTAATTAATAAGCACTTCCCCGACTGGAGAAGAGTTCTAAACGAATGTCAACGTTACTCTTCTAGTGGTAAAATTGATACTGGTATTCTTGCAACCTTTAGTGATGTAAAAGTAAATGACTTGGTTAAAAACCTTAAGGAAAAAAACTTTCCTGAAGTACGTAAATGGGTTGTTAATAACCTGGACAATGATACTTCTATTCTTTTGCGTCGTATCTACGATGCTCTTTCTGAATCCCTTACCAATAGTTCTATTCCTGCTGCTGTGCTTGTGCTTGCTAAGTATCAGTATCAAATGGCATTTGTGGCGGATCAAGAGATAAATATGCTTGCATGTCTTACAGAAATTATGGTGGAGTGTGAGTTCAAATAATGCCTTATAAAAACGAAGAAGATCGAAAACGTAATAGTAAAGAGTATTATCAAAAAAATAAAGAAAAAAGGATAGAGTACTCTAAACAACGTCATCTGATAAACAGAGAAGAAAACCTCAAAAAAATGAGGGAAAATTATAGACAAAAGAAAGGATCTACGAAACAATCTTTGGAATCTATTTCTTTACCTGGAGAAATTTGGAAATCAATTGTAGTTGATGGAAAAGTACATCCATGGTATTCTGTATCTACTATGGGTAGAGTAGCATCTCACTTTGGTAATAAAAATACAGGAAGGAATGCAGTTGGTTTTCAAGCATGGGATAGATCATATGATCCAGAATATTGTAGATTGATAAAACCTGCACCATCTTATAAGAATAATCATGATCCAAATAAACGTGATGTTTATGGAAATACTTTAAAAGTAGGAGATAAAATTATCATGTGTACTAGGGTAAGTATTAGACTTCCTTGGGACTTCTTTCAGGATATTAATATGTACGGATCAGAATATCAGTATCCTGTACAAGGACTTGAAGGTGTAATGAACGGTAAGTGTTGTCAGAGAACTATGTCAATTCATAAACTTGTGGCAAACACTCACATGTCTGTAGATGATTTCCCACCAGAAAGAATAGTAGATGTTTATGATACTTTACAAGAATCAGTTAAGCAGTGGATTCGTGAGACAGTTGTGATTAATCACATTGATCATGATCCAACTAACAATAATATTTCTAATTTAGAGTATGTTACTCCAAGAGAAAATTGTCATAAAGCAGTAAAACAATATGGTGGACATTTTTGCCCAGATCAATATCTGAAGCATAAAGAACCAGTTATTGTTGAAAAAAAGCAAACTGTATATCAAAATGCTCTTGCTGAATTATTGGAGTGTGAGTTCAAATGAAATTTTTTATACCTAACATAAAGTTGTTTAAAGAATCATTGAATCTTAATAAGTGGCCGGTGAATTGGTTCGATCCCAAAAAAGATGAAGAGGAAGAAAGAAAAGAACGTATCAAAAAATTATACCCCGATAAAAAGTTCTAATGAAAAAGAAAATTGATAAAATTATCGATAAGTCTTTGAGATTTCATCATCGAGATATTCATGAAGAATTTTCTCAAATGAAACTTAGAGCACAGGTAAAATCAAAGTGGTATTATATTTTCTGGGGTATTGCAACAATCTCAGTGGTGGCGGGGCAAATTTATGTTGGATTTGGTTATAATAAAATGTCTGAAAGTCTTAATAAACTTACGTCTGTATTTGTTAGAATAAGTAAATGAAATCTTTGAAAACTCCTCTTCGTTATCCCGGTGGCAAGTCCCGTGCTTGTACCAAAATGGATCCTTACTTTCCTGACCTTCGTGAATATAAGGAGTTTAGAGAACCTTTCTTAGGTGGTGGCAGTGTTGCTATTCATATCACTAAGAAGTATCCCAATCTAGATATCTGGGTCAATGATTTATATGAACCTTTGGTCAACTTCTGGCAGCAACTCCAGATGTTTGGAACAGAGATGAAAAATGATTTGATTCAATTAAAGAATAGACATTGTGAACCAGTTTCTGCCAAATTTCTTTTTCAAGAGAGTAAAACATATCTAGAAGTTGGTGAGGATTCTTATTGGAAAGCATTATCTTTTTATGTGGTAAATAAGTGTTCTTTTAGTGGTCTTACAGAGTCCTCCTCTTTTTCAAAGCAAGCAAGTAATTCCAACTTTTCAGCGCGAGGAATTGAAAAACTACCAGCATACTCTCAACTAATTTCAAAGTGGAAGATTACTAACTATTCATATGATTACTTGATGGATAATGAGGGTGATACCTTTGTCTATCTTGATCCGCCATATGATATCAAAGATAATCTTTATGGTAAGAAGGGTTCAATGCATAAGGGATTTGATCACGATAAGTTTGCTAAAGATTGTGATGAATGCTTTATGCCTCAGTTGATTAGTTATAACTCCGATCAACTGGTAAAGGATAGGTTTAAGATGTGGAGAACCGGAGAGTTTGATTTGACCTATACTATGAGGTCAGTCGGTGAATATATGAGAGAACAAAAAGCAAGAAAGGAACTATTACTTTTTAATTATGG